TTAGTGCTGCTTACCCTTTCGGGAACTACTTTGCGGCAGGCGTTGGCTATCACTTGCATAACAGTTCTGATACATTCGTTGGCAACATTCCTCAAAAAAGGTGACACAGAATGAAAAAAGCACAAGACATTGCAGGCAGAATCATTGCGTTGTTTCTCACGAACGCTTTAGGTGTAGTTACTGGTGCTGCTGTTATCGCACCAGAGTTAGAGGTTTGGAAGTCGGCTGCTATCGCAGGTGCGGTATCGGTTTTCAAAGTTGTTGAATCATTGGCGAAAGCAAGCGTTGATGGCAAACTGACTAGCGAGGAAATTGATGTAGCGTTCGGTGCTACACCAGCAAAGATCGCTAAGAAGCGTGCGTTAGCAAAATGAAACGCCCGTACACAGGCAACAAAGATGGTGCGGCAGCAGGTGAACATCCGCAACTGACTGCGTTGATGAATCAACTGTTTAAGGCTTACAGTCCTGCGCTCTGGAATAACGGCAGTTTTGGCGTAAGAAATATGCGTGGAAAAGAATCATTGAGTGTTCACGCCACTGGCAGGGCAGCAGACATTTCGTGGCGCAACATGGGTGACGGTAAGCGTGGTGTTGCTAAAGGTGGAAGAAAGTATGCGATGGAGGCAATGGATTATTTGGTTCAGAACGCTGACGCTTTAGGTATTGAAATGATCATTGATTATTTCCCTGCGCCACATGGCAGGGCAGCGAAGTGTGATCGCAATATGGCGTGGCAGAAATATACGAAGGCGACTGTTTCAGGTGCGCCGAATGGCGACTGGTTCCATGTTGAAGTAGATGGAAAGAAGTCATCTGAGGAAATCAAAGCGGTGTTTGTGGCTAACCCACCTGCGCCTGTAGTGCTTGGTGCATAAATGGATACGGGGCTTGCTGCTGTTTCTGTAGCATTGATTACTACCGTTGGTGGAATCATTGTCGGTTTTATGCAAGCCTTTAAGAAGGAAGCGAAGGAAGCACGAGTGGAGAACCGTTTAGATCATCAGGTTGTGCAAGCACAGTTGAAGATGATTCATAAGACTGTTAATCGTGTTGATGATCGGTTAGAGAAACACATTGACGAACACAGAGAAGGTGGCTATGGGAAAACTGTTAAAGCAGATAGAGGCAACGCCCGTTAATTTGGGTGGGAAACATTCCACAGTTGATTTGGCGTTACAAGAATTACAGGGCGAGGACAGAGCAGACCTATTGTGCGCTTTGCGTAACCCAACAATTTCGCCATCCGTGTTATCGCAAGTATTGGCAAACAACAGTATTGAAGTGAGTAGAACTGCCATCATTCGTTGGCGCACTAGGGAAGGTATCTGATGGGATTGACAGATCAAATCAATGAGGCATTAGAGATGGAAAATAATGGTGAGTTGTTGCGTTTGCGTAAGCAGCGTGACAGTTTTGCTAATCAGAATGTGCGGCTACAAACCAAACTGGATGAGTTAGAAAAAGCGTTGTCGTTTGTTGATCTGGTGGATGGTTTATCTGTGAAACCTCCGATGTGGCTTGCACCTGCAAAACCGAAAAGCCATGCAGCAACTTTGGTTGTGATGTTGAGTGATACCCACTTTGACGAGGTGGTTAGCCCTGAAGAAATGGAAGGGTTAAACGCATACAACCGTGAGATAGCAATGATGCGCCTAGAGAAGTGGACACAGAATGTTATTAAGATGGCACGCCACTATCTATCTGGTGTGAACTATGACGGTGTGGTTTTGATTCTTGGTGGAGACATTTTCAGTGGTGACATTCACGAAGAACTGGCACTCACCAATGAGGACACCATGATTGGTTCGCTACTGTTTTGGGCTGAACAAGTATCTGCAGCAGTTGAACTGCTCGCTACAGAGTTCAAGAAGTGTCATGTTGTTTCTGTTGTCGGTAATCATGGCAGGACTACACGCAAACCCCGTATGAAGCAGCGTGTGAAAACCAACTTTGACTGGCTGTTGGCGAAGATGGTTGAGCGCAGTTTCACCAAAGATAAACGGGTGACATTCACTATTCCTGAATCTGCTGATGCGTTGATACAGATTTATGATTACGGGCATCTGATAACTCACGGCGATCAGGTATCTGGTGGCGGTGGTATCGGCGGCATCTACCCACCGATTATGCGGATGAGGGCAAGGAAGCACGCACGATACATGGTTACAGGTAAATCGTTCCAAACTTTGTGGCTAGGTCACTGGCATCAATACATTTCCACTCCATCTATGGTCGTGAATGGAAGTTTGAAAGGCTATGACGAGTACGCAATGCTCATGGGATTCGGGCATGAACCACCACAGCAAGCGTTAGCGATTGTTACACCTGAAAGAAACATCACGATTCAAGCACCAGTGTTTTGTATGGATAGAAAGAAAGAAGGATGGTGATGGAAGCAACCTATGTTGAAATCATTTGGCATGATGCGCACGCCGATACAACTTCGTGGATTGAGTTAGACGATATTGATGATGAGCCTTGTGTTGTTGTTTCTGTTGGGCAGTTACTTGCGTCAGCGAAAAAGGATCATGTTGTGATCTGCCAGTCAAGTAATTCGCAGGAACAGTTGGATTGTGTTTTGTGTGTTCCTGTTGGCATGGTTCGTTCGATGCGTGTTTTGGGTACGAGTAACATTCTTTCTGTTTGATCTGTAGTGTCTTTTTGTTACACAGTGTTCTCCTTCTCCGCTGTGTGGCAAATGGGTTGAGTAGCCTCATCTGTGAAAGGGTGGGGCTACTCCCCACCTATCAGCCTGTTAAACCCTTGCTGGTTTAGGTTTTCAATGATTTGGTTTTTTCCGCCAGTTCTGGCATGATTGAGGTATGGGGAAAACCCCATCTGAACCCTGAGGAGGGAAAGTAATGGAAATTACAGAAGCATCAAGAAATCTTTTGATCAAGATTGTCACTATTGCAAATGATAATGGCAGCACCTGTCCGTGGCACGAATGGCTCGGCGAACCATTCACACAACAGGAAAAGGGGAATCTGTCTGATCTTGTCAAAAAAGGTTTTATAGAAGTTAAGGAAGATGATGGACAAGTTTATTACGACATTTCGGATGAAGCGTTTGCATTAGTTGAGAACAACACAACGGAGGTGCTGTGATGAACGCCGTAGATCAAGTTGCTGAAGCAATCGCAACATACGGCAGACCGCTTTGGTGTGCGCACATCCCATATCAAGTGAGGCAGCAAGTACCGACCAGCGAGATCGGAAGGATGCTTGCGGCAGCGCACCGATCACCCGACAGCGTGACGAGGGCAGACCTGTACGGCGACATCATGGACTGGTGCGCCAACAATGTTTTCGGGGAGGCAACGATACCTGCACTGATGGAAGTATCAGGGTTGAGTGCACCTACGGTTCGCAAGTTCATCGGTGACCGAGTTGATCTGTTCCGCAAACTGAAGCGTGGCGTTTGGGAAGTGCGTGACCCGAAAGCAGACAGGGCTGCAGCGAAGTAACCCTGCTACACCCCTGCGTAAAGATGTAATCAAACAACTAACAGAGGAGAGATCAATGCAAGTAATACCGAAACAGAAACACGGCAGCAAAGATTGGTTGCTGGCACGCTGGAAAGACGAGCAAGGCAGGTGCGTGTTCGGGGCTTCCGACATACCTGCGTTGATGGGTGTGTCACCATACAAATCTCGTGCAGCGTTGTTTGCAGACAAAACAAACGAACCTGTAGAGCAGGCATCCAACGCCGTGTTTGATCGGGGCAACGATCTTGAGCCTGCGCTGATCGCTCGGGCATCAAAGCAACTTGGCACGAACATCATCACGCCTGAGGTGATCTACCGTGATGGGCGTTTATCAATCAGCCTTGACGGTGTAGATAACGAGCAGTCGCCTTCGGTGGTGGTGGAAGCAAAGACAACGACCCGTTACAGCATCTACGAGTCATCGGACTTGCCTGCGGAATGGTTGTGGCAGGGATGGGCGCAGCAAGCGGTGTTGGAAGTTCCCGTTTGGTTCGTGGTACTTGATCGTGACCTACGCATCAGTTGTGTTGAGTTGCCTGATAACCCGTTGGCGATTGACACGCTGCTGACCGAATCCGATGTGTTCGGTGGTTGGGTTGATAACAACACGCCGCCGTTGGATGAGATCAACAACTTCAGTGCCGATGACATTGCACGCATCTGGCGTGTTGAGCCAACGAGCGTGGAACTTGGTTTGGAGGCTGGTGATTGGGTGCAGCAGTTGGAGGAAGCACGAGCGTTAGCGAAGCAGGCAACAGAACTAGAAGCCAAAGCGAAGGATGCGCTTGCGCAAATGTTGTTAGGCAACGAAATCGGTTTGCTGAATGGCAAGCAGGTTGTTTCTTGGAAGCAGCAGGCAGGCAAAAGTTCTTTGGACACTGTGCGGTTGAAGGCAGAGCATCCAGAGTTGATAAACGAATACCAGAAGCAAGGAAGCCCATACAGGGTTATGCGTACACACAAACCTAAAGGAGAAACAAAATGAGTGAGGAACTAAACACACAACTGCTGCGTGCTGTCTTGGAACAGTATGCAACACCTGATCCAAAGATTGTCGGCACGATCCCACGCAACGGAATCAACCTTGCGTATGTTTCGCACGCTGACATAACACGGATTCTGATTGAGATTGATCCAGCATGGAACTGGCAGCCTGTCGCTTGGGAAAATGGCAGACCAGCAATCAACATTGAAAACGGTACTGCAACTATGTGGGCGACTCTGACGCTGCTAGGCAAATCGCTGCTTGGTGTTGGTTCGGTTCGTTCAGACAAACCTGATATGGATAAAGAGTTGGTTGGCGATTTCTTGCGTAACGCTGCGATGCGGTT